AGGATCTTTCCACATTGGTTTGAATTCTTCGTTTGAGGTTGCAATAACGTCCATAATTACTCCATAATAAATTAATTTATATTTCTATTTAGGCAAGTCTGATATACAGTTTTCTTTGCGATCCAGTAAAAGTGCTCGAGGTACTAATAATAGTTACACCATCATAATAACCTGTGTATGTTCCTGAATAAGATCCAGTATATGAACCTGTATAAGAACCACTGTATGAACCTGTGTAAGAACCAGAGTATGCAGTTCCAGAATATCCACTAAAAGATGCTGCATAAGAACCAGTATAAGTTCCTGCATATGTACCTGTATAAGTTCCATCATATGTACCGCTATAAGTACCAGTATAAGTTCCAGCGTATGCATAAGTTGCTGTATCTTTTACCTGATCAGTCAATTGCTCACCCATTTGTTGCCAACTTTGCCCTTGAATAGCAGGACTGGATGAGAAAAAAGCATATTTACCTACACCAGTCGATATAATTCTATTTCTAAATGGTGCATCAAGTGCTTCTATTTCGGCTGTTGACATAGCTTGTAAAGATTGATCATCTGGTTTTTTCACCAAACTTTCAAAAGTCTGTAAAGTATGGGGTGTGGTTGCTGCAGTTTTTTGCCAAAGTTTTTTTGTATGAGTGGTTCCGTCTACTTGTGTATCGGTAATATCACCTCTGCTTGTCCAAGTACCACCAGAGGGAGCATTTTCTGACAAGAAATATTGTCCACAAGTATTTGTATTCTGATTAACCATCGCACTAATACATACATCCATAATTTCAGTATCTATTTCAGTGTCTGTCATCTCAAGTAAATCACCATCAGCATTTACTCTTACTGGTCTCTCATGAGTACCGTTATCAGTAGCAGTACCTTGTGTTATTGTATAAGTGTTTACAACTGTAACTGCTCCATCAGTTGGATGTGTGCCAACTGAATCGTCTCTTTTTCTGTCTGTGAATGATTCGCTGGATCCTGCATTATGCGTTATTGGGGTAAATCCACTAGGTGCACTTCCAGAAGTTCTTAAATCAAGAGAAGCAGTTCCTTGTTCACTCGCAAATTTTGTTGTGATAATATTCGCAGTAGTGGTTTGCAACTCAGTAGTGGTCATCTCACGGACACCACCTTCGTAGTTATTACCGTTGCTGTCTGTAGTACCTTCTATTCTTATTGGACCAGCCATTATAAAATCCTTAGTTTAACAAGTCGCCGTTTGAACCATAAATTGCTATTGGTCTTAATACTTCCCAGTTTGTAGCGTCTTTACATACCAAAACCATAGATGTTTTGGCTGGTAAGTCTTTTGCAGCATTTGCAGACCCACCATCAATTGTATCAGAAGTATTAGGATAGACTTTGATATCATTCGCCGTTGTGTTATAAATTTCTACTCTTAATCCTGTTGCAGCTGCTTTTAGTTTCACACCTTGACCAGCGGTAGCAGTACTAACAATATTGATTGTCTCTGTAAGTGCAGTTGCATTACCCTGAACATCACCAGCTGCCGTTACTGCTGCAGTGATACCGTATTTCAAATCTCCTGAAAGAGTAGTTTCTCCTGTTACACTCAAGTCACCAGCAGTTGCTATGTTACCTGTAGTTGCAACAGTAAAGTTTGAACCGTTTACATCAATACCACCATCGAGAGATGCTAGACCGTTTACAGTTAGAGTTCCTGTTGTTGCTACGTTACCTGTCGAGTCAGCTACTGTGAATGCACTATCAACATCAATACCACCATCGAGAGATGCTAGACCTGTTGCAGTTAAAGTAGTTGCAACAACTGCATCACCTTCGTCAGTAGACTGCCATTGAGTTGCAGAAACAGCTACAAAATCACGACCTTTTTCTGGACCAAGTGACAGTGCAGCATTTGCTGATAAGTCATTGATAGATTCTCCAGGATATGGATAAATCTTAATTGTGTTTGCAGTAGAGTTAAATATAGTTACACGTGTACCAGTTGCTGCGTCGAGTAGCTGAACCCCTTGGTTCGCACTTGCTGTATTAATGATATTATATGTTTTTGTTAGAGCGGTTGCATCGTTTTGAACCGTTCCAGCTGCAGTAACCGAAGCATCAACACCGACAATAAATCGACCTGATACCGTAATATCATCAACAACAATGTCGTCACCGCTTTGATACTTATCGGTGTTTAAATTAGTAAAGTTACTATCTACTTCCGTGTTAGTAAGCGGAGAGCCTTTACCTGATCGAGTTGTAAGTGTTGACATTTTTTCTTACCTATTTTTTTAAAATTACCTGAATGGCATCTTTTATCATTGCCAAATCTTCTTTCAGACTATTTATATCGTCGCAAACTTCATCTAACTTCTTAGATTGTTTTTTTTGCTTTTTATATTGTTCGAGTCCAGCTAAATCATTACTGAGTAATGCATTAGTATTTGGATCTCTTGTATATTTATCAGTTGTAAAACCAGACATTTAATTACCTATACCTGAAGAGCAATAGCCCTTAAATTTTTCAACTGAGGAACATTCGAGGTATTATCAGTCAACATCACAATCTTCACTGCAAACTCTTTGAAGGTTGTATAAGTTGAAGTACCAAGAGTGGCTGTTGCTGTTGCACTAGAGCCACCGCCCCCAGAAATTGTTATTGTTGGAGCAGCTGAAGAAGTAGAGTATCTTCCTGGATCCGTAATAATGATCGAGGCAACTGCTCCACTACTTAGAACTGCTATACCTTTTGCTTGTCTGGTAGCTGTACCACCAGAGAAAGTTACCGTTGGTGCAGTGGTATAACCAGATCCACCAGCGGTTATTGTAGTTGCGCTTACACGCTTGATTGAATATTCGAGCACATCACTTCCATTGAGGTTTGCATTATCAATAGTATATTTTTTCTCAATGAATTGAGTTTGTGCTAGACCTTGATTATCAGGAACTGATTCTTCTTTCAATTCGAACCAATCAAGTTCTCCTCTAATATCTGCATCATCCTCTGCAGCTAAGAATTTACCATATACTTTTGTTGAAGAACCAACTGGTGTTTTCTCATCTATAAAGACTTTTAGATCTTGAGCGTCTTGACCGTCGGAAAGTCTTACAGTTTTAGAAATATATCTTGCAAGAGCGTTACCGCCATTATTTGAATTCTCATTTGTAGAGTCATTATTAATTTTATTCTTAGTTGTAATAAACCCACAACGAGATAGATCGATTACTGGACTGACAAATTTATTATCAGTTGTAAGAACTGCTGTGTTATTAAATGATTTATTACTGCTGAGGTTTGCATCTTCGTTTGATTTAGAATATACAGCAAACTCTTTTGTAGTTATTTGTTGTTCAACCTTAGTAATCTTACGATTGACAGTTCCTTTTGTAGAAACCCCAGTAGATTGAGTACCAGCATATGTGTGATCAATCTTAGTTTGTGGTAAGATTAACTCACCAAAGTTAAGCTGTATTTTGTTAAATATTTTGTTTTCAATAGCAGAAAGTGTACCTTGTGTTGTACCGTTTGAAATAATATCATTTACACTAAAGTCAGACTTTGTAAGCTGTGTTCTAGCGACATCATTTAGTACCGAATATCTTTCAACTGCTGCAGTCTTAGTTACGACATCAACAATAAATCCAGTACCTGAACCAGTTGTTGCAGATTGTGCTACGTTTGTTCCGTCTGCGGTGAATCCAGATCCCATTGTATCAATACTAAACCCAGTTACTGCACCAGAACTCACAGTTGTTACTTTAAGTTTCAAGCCAGTTCCGTTACCAAATCCAGCAAAGGTTACAACATCATTGACTGCGTGACCAGAGCCACCGTTGTCAAGAGTAATATCAAATCCGTGAAGTTGATCACCTGCTGCAAATGCACCGCTTGTAAAGTCAGTCATTTTCAGATAATCTATTGGACCATTTGTAAACTTGGCTGTACCAGTTCCACCAGCTGTAAAGTTACAGCGATATATTCTATGCATTAAGTCTTCAGCTTGGAATGCATTCCAAGTTTTGTTGTTCGATGATACAAAAAGAACACCAGAAGAAACATCTTCAGCTACAATTCTTTCTGTAGTACCAACTTTGTTTTCACCAAGTTCTGATACCCAAACTTCATAATCTGGGCTGTTTGCTTGTGGGAGTGTAACAATACAATATTCTCTACCACCTTCGAGGAAGATCGGTGAGTCAAATGTTACATCAGTGGCAGCAAATGTTACTGTTCCATCAGATGCTTCTGATGATATATTTACTTCAGAAGGTGATAGATATTTAGAGCCATAAGGGACAACCCTCGCTCCAGGATAGCCATTCACCACTTCTCTTATCTGAATTGTAATACCGTCAGTGGAAGATTTATTTCTGAAGTATAACTCGACTTTAGGGCAGAAGATACCTTCAGCGTTTGTAATAGTAAAAGTTTGTGCTGTTGGGTCATCCGCTGTTAGGTTAACATCAACATTTACGTTTGACGTTACATCCTCAACACGGACATCTGTTACTAAGTTTGCAACTGTTTGTGGATTACCAGCATTTGTGCCTGTTGCAAATGAAGGCACTTGAGTAGAAATAATCGACCCTTGACTTACTGCATCCAAACCGAATGACGAGAATGTCGCTTCGGCAGAAGTAGTTGTAAAGCCATCTCTGTTTAAAATATCGTCTGTAAGACGTAATACTTTTTCACCAATACGGAAAGTGTCTGATGGTATTCTAAACTGCGCTGCAAGTCTACCTTCAGAGTCAGTTACAAGAGCAGAACCAAATGCATTGGTTGTTTCATTGAAGTCTGACCAGAAGTTATTTACACCAGCTGCAAGTCTAGAAGTAAATGTAGAATATGTTAATGCACGACAATGATCAGAAACTGGATCTCCATCAAAGTATGCATACACACGAGTATTTGGTTTTAATCTTGTTGCATTAAAAGTTACGTTTTGAGATCTCATAAATGGCGAGAACCCAATATCAACAATCCTGTCACCTAAGTCTTGGTTAAGTGTTGTGCTTCCTGTTGATTGAATTGTAAGAGTATCTACTGATTGTTGTAAGTTTGATGAATCTACAACTTGCTCCATAGATGCGTTAAACTCAACTGTTGAAGTCACTGTATTTTGGTTTCCTGTACCACCTCTATCAGAAGCAGAACCTCTACCACCAAATTCAACATCTTGTGTTTGAGAAGTTGTACCAGTCATACTGGTTTCGATACCATTTACGATACCAGCATTATTCAAACTGTCAGCTAGGTTTTCAAGTGATGCACCGATCGCATTATTTTCAACGACTATATCACCACCGTCTTCCATTGCAACAAAGTTATCTGATTGTGGATAAAGTTCTATATCACCTTTATAGTTAAACAATAACGATCCGATACAGTTACGGAATTTAGAAGCGTTAATGTTTCTTTGGTTATCAACAACTGTGTATGGCAATGTAATTAAATTACCTGTCTTAGTAACACCTGTTGAGTTTGTGTTATCAAAGATTACATCAACTTGTTCTTCTTCAAAGTTACATGTCAAGAACTTACGTCTTGTGTCTACTGCTGCATTAAAATCTGGATCTCTGAGATTACTTAAATTATGGTCTGCAAAGTTATGAATAAAGATACCATTTTTAAATCTGTCATTTCCTGAAGAGTCTGTAATCTTGAGACTCTCTGTATCTTTTTCGAGTAAGTTTAGAGATGTATAGTATTCTAAGCGATTAATTCTTTTCTCAATCGCACCAATGTCTGCCATTGTATAACGTCTGTTTTGTTTTAGTGCAATATGGCAGGATAAATCTTTTCTTCCACTTGTTTTACCAATAAATGGAGAGAGTGAAGGATATGGTGGAATCGTTACTTGTCCCAACTCCATAACTGTGATTGGAGAAACTGGTGCTCTAGGATCTATTCTTGGTGCACCTTTAATTACATCAATGTTACCTTTTTCACTGATCACAACTTTATCAATACGAGCGAGATAATACTCAGCATCTGTTGAATAAGATTCTGTAGGTACTGGCATCTCATAACCACCAGAGATAACTTTTAAGTCAAATGTTTCAAGTGGGTTTTCTGATGCACCAGCCAAAGTAGTAGAACTGGTTGCTGTATTATTCACATAAGGTCTAAAGTCAATACAATCTCTTAAATCGAAAGTACCGAGTTTCTTAGATCTATATACAGGTATTTCATAAGTAAAGATACCTGAAGAACCTGTATCATCTACTGGATAAGAGTCGATTGCAAAGTAAGAACCGACTGAGCCACCATAGTTAGGCTCGAGGTGTGAGAATTTAACAACAATCTTTTTACCTGTTGTGCTAATAGTTGCAGATGGTTTCTTAATAAGTTTTGAGTGTCCGTAGAAATTATCAGATTGTCCGTTATCAAGAACAAATTGTTTCTTATAATCAGTTCCTGTCTCACTGTATGCAGAGCCATCAATATAAACTGCTTCTAGTTTGTAAGCGTTTGCAATACCTAAGTTCCATGGTCCATCTGCACCCATTTCATTTGTAGAAGTATCAATCTTAATATATCTTGATGCCAGAGCGTTGATTGGTGTAGGTGTTACATCAGTTTGTTTTACTTTTACATGAATTGTTACATCAGTTGCAGCACTGAGAGTTGTGCCGATATCAAAGTTAATTGAAGTATTTGATATCGAAGTAATCATCGAAGGAGTCAATCTAAACGGCTCACCAGCTTTAAATGCAACTGAGTCGATTGTTACATCAGCTTGGAACACCATATAAAACTCAGTATCGAGTTGTGTTTGTGTAGGTGTTGACGAATATGGGAAAGACTCTGTACCAGTTACAGTTAGCGTAGAAGTTCCTGATGTTGTAAATTCAGTAGAGAATTCTTTTTGGTATGTGTAATTATTATCGAATGTGTTTCCAGTATCAGTTGCAAGAGTTTTTGCAGCTACGAATGGAGCCTTAAATACGAGTTGGTTTGAATTTGATTCTTTAAGAACTGCTTTACCGCCTTCTAATACTGGGTCAGCAAAACCATTGATTGCACTATCATCGTGATAAATTGTTTTAATGTCACCAAATGTTCCAGCAGTCATACGAATATCATAAAGATATAAACGATACTTACATGCTGCAGCATTTACTGTTCCGCTTTCATAACGGATTTGTCTTACACGTGCTTGTCCAATTATAGTAGAAGGTGCAGCGTGGATAGAATATGTATTGTCTGTTGCTGCATCCGATGCTGCATTACCAAATTTTACGAGTGTTCCGTCTTGAATATCCCAGTTACCTGCGACTTCATCAACGATAACATAGTTACCGTATGCTGTTGAAACTGTAAATCCTTCTTCAACAACACTTTCATTTGCTTTATCTACCTTAACATATGTTGGTGAAAGGAATTCCCTTCTATAACCATTTACATATGCAAGACCACGACCAACACCAACAGCGATGTGATCAGCTGAACCACCTTCACCAGAGGTCAATAAACCTCTGTTTCCGCTAGTTGATAAATGCTCTCTGACTGTTACTTCAAAGTTTCTGATAACATAGTTACCACTTTCTTCTTTTGTTCTTGAGGCAAGTGTAGCACCTAATCTGTTATAAAAGTCTAGATCTCCAACATCATCACCACGAGAAAGTAATCCCTCTTCAACTGTATAAAGAGAAATAAAGTCTGAATCGTTTGTGGCTGAAAGACCAAGTTTAGCAATCTCAGTTGATACTTTATAACGGTCTGCTCCTGGAGCATTGAAGTTAAATGTACCAGTTGCTGGGTCGTTTAGTGTGGCATCTTCATCAGCTGTAATCTTTGCATCTTTAAATTTAACACCAACATAATAGTTAGCATCTGTTTTGTATTTTTCTAAATTTATTTCTTGTTTATCGTGGTATACAAAATAACCATCGATGTATAAAATACCGTCTTCGATTACAAAGTCAAGACCTGAACCGAAATAATTTCTTGTTGCATCGTTTGCGTCTGTACCATTATCTACAACAAAAGTGCTACCGTTTCTTCCAGAGTCTGTAGAAGTTACTGTAAGTGTTTCACCAGCTTCGAAGTGTAAGTATGAACCAGTGCTTGAACCTTGAATATAATCAATGTAAAATGTTTTCTTATCAACAGCGTCTGTATCAAGACCTGTTGCAGCTTTAGAGATTTTAGCTTTTAGTCCACTCGTACCACCAGTTAGTGTATCACCAACAAAGTTTGCAAGAGTATCGTTTGAAACTGTTGCGGATGAAGCATCAAGGTCATTAATCTTAATATAATCTCTGATCAGTGGCTCACCACTCGCCCCTTTTACTCTTGCGCCATCTTTAAAGACGTGGTCGGCAAAGTTTCCTATTGTGTCTTGTAAGATCGTTTGAAGTTGTGTTAGTTCTCTTGCTTGTACTGCAACTCCAGGTTTGAAAAGAATACGTGCAAACTTCTTCGCTCTATCGAAGTTATCAAAATATGGACTTGTGTTTAGATTTAATGCCATTTGTTTACCTTAAAAATTAAATACCACTTTCAATGTTTCAACCTGATTTTCATCCCTAGTGATAGGTCGTCTGTTATCAATATATAGGATCTCACCTGAGTGGTTGCTTATCTCTGGATTCGCTAAACTATTTATAGTCATTCCTGTGTCACCTGTGGTAACATTTGTAAAAGTTGACGAAGATGAAATTCCAGGAAACTTCTCTAGGAGATAGACAGTGTCCTTTGTTCCATCATTGTTTGTATCAATGCTTTGTATGACTGAAAATCTACCACCATCATCAGTCGTTACAATATCGTCTAAATTAAATTTTGATACGTTACCAGAACTAATTGTTACTACATGACAGGGAGTTCCGATAGAATCGGTAAAATTTCCTGTCTCTGCAAAATTATGCAGATTTTTAATGATTCCTACTTGTCTAAATTCGTTACCAACTATAATGTCTGCGTCATCACTTGTAAAAGAAACTGTAACACCAACATTTTTAGCAAACAGTTCTCTTGGAGGATTACCACCATGTCCAGAGTTAGGTGCAACAACTGGTCTTAAAGTACAACCTGTTCCCGAACCAACTGACTGTGAAATCTCTAACTCAACAAAAGTATAATTGGATCCAGGATTTGTAACTGCCACTGATGTAATTGTACCAGCTGCATTTACAGAAGCTGAAGCAGTCGCACCAGTTCCATCTCCTTTTACAGTAATTACTACATCACCTTCAACGTAGTCAACACCACCATTTGTAACAACAATACGGTCAAGTGTACCTTTAACAGCTGCTGCTTCCACAGACGACTGCAATGAAGGAGTTTCTGTCGAACCGAGTGCAGCCGTAGCAGTTGCCCCAGAGCCACCACCACCAGTAAGTTTGACAAACGCAAATGAGTAGCCACGACCCTCGCTGGTGATTGTAATTGCAGTTACTGCACCACTGCTAACAGTAGCAGTTGCAACAGCACCAGTGCCATCTCCTTCGATGACAACAGTTGGAGCAGAAGTATATCCTGATCCACCAGCTGTTACTGCGATGCTATCTAACTCTCCGTTCACGTCAAAGGCTGGATTACCTGCACCAGAAACTTTCCGTACAGGAATAAAGTTG